ATCTCAGATTGAGTAGCAGAAGCATCTGTCTTGTATACCATATCTTTTACATAAACTCCACTATGATTAGTTTCTGGACGACCCATATCTAATTCAATAGTAGCTCTATATACAGTGTTGTTATTTGTTTCAATAGCACCAGAAGTACCATTAGAACCAACGTAGTCTAACTGTGAAGTTGGAGCAACATAAGCTTTCTTACTTACTCTAGTTACATCTGCTTTAGAAAAAGCTTCTGATTTTAAAGGTCCTAATGCAGCAGCTCTACCTAAGTAGATTGCAAACATATCTCCTGCATCAGCAGTAGCCTCAGTATACATTGTTCCACCTGGAGTGAAAATTGCTATTTCACCGTCATTTAACGCTGCAATAGTTGTTGTAGTTTTAGCTACATCTTTACCAACTAATACTTGTTGGTGGTTATTCTGACTATAATTTGCCATTTTTTCTTATTGTTTTAATTAATATATTTATTTTTAATGTGTTACTTATTTTGCAAAACTAAGAAATATAATTTAAACTTCCTAATTTTTAGTTGTTTAATTTCTCTTCATTTAATTTAATTTGGTACTCTTGAGGATTAGTTACTCCTGTAGCAATCCTAACAGCTATTTCAACTATCTCATCGTGACTGGAAGGATTAAGTTCACAGTTACTTTGAGAGGTAGTTGAATTGTCACCAGCGGTTACTGGTATAATATCATTAGGTACCTTAATATAAGTTAAATAGTACTCGTTAATATCGAAGGTACCATCAGTAATTAAATCAACTCTTTTGATAAGGTTGTCTCCAACTGCACCTAGTACAGATGGATTAGGATAACTTCTAAAAGTCATACTCCAAGCCAAATCTCCAGCAGAACCTTTCAATGAAGGTCTTTTAAATGGGTTAAGAATCTGAATAGCATATTCATCTTCTCGCTTAGGTATCACCCTAATTCTTCTACCATCTAAACATTCATTAGAGCTTGTCACAGTAACTTCCTCACTCATAGAGTAAAGGAAGTCACTTGGCAAGTCATATCTAGTTCCGAATGGCTTACCTTCATCTTGAGTAGCAGATTGAGTAGTTAACTTAGCAGTAACTTTTATGTTATCTAAGTCCCTAGCTCTTCTTCCACTATGCTCTTTAGAATAATACCCATCTACAAAGATAGTTTGTGCCTTTGTCAAGAATACACCTTTTTCTCTAGATGTATATCCTGGACTAGATTCACTCGCTATCTTATCATATAAGATATCAAACTGGTATGCCATTTCGTTTGCGTCCATTTATTATTTATTAACTTTAGCTTCTAACATTAATGTGATGTCCTGATTCTCTGCTGCAGTTAAGAACTCTAATGCTGCAGGTAAGTTATTAACTTCACCTCTTTTACATAGTTCTGTTCCGTCAGCTAAGAAATACTTATGTCCATCTTTTTTAACAGCTTTACATTGTACAGCTTTTGTTAAAAGTATTCTTGTTTCATATTTATCATCCTCTAAAACTTCTAAGAACTCGTTGATATTATCCTCTATGAATGTATCAACAGCAGCTACTAAAAATTCAACTTTAGAGTTAGCAGATGGTCTTTTACCAACAACAGTTAAGAAATCAATCATTCCTTGTTTGTCATCTTCCATCTTAGCAGCAAGTTTCCAAGCTCTTTTCTTCTTGTCACCTTTTACTACTACTTTTTTCTGAGCATCTTCATCAGATTCAATTACAAAGATATAACTTTTCTTTGCAAATTCAGAAGCTGAATTAGGAGCTATAATATCATCATTACTCAATAGAGTCTTATACTTAAGATAATCAGAAGGATCTGATAAATTGTACTCTACTGGATTACTGTCTAATATAACCTTAGCAGGTCTAGTTCGCCAGTAATTAGTTGCGTCTGGTGCATAAGGAGATAAATCACCCTCATTAAATGCCATTCCAGACTCTCTTTTATTTTCAAAGAACTCTATTTCTTCTCTATTTAAAGGACACTTAACATTCTTTTGTCCTTTTTCATTTCTAGGGCAAATCTCAATAGTTGCTCCTGGTGCTAGATTGTAAAGTACATGATTCTTATCATTGATTGCTCCTCTTTGAGCATTTACTAATCTAACAGTTACTTTTTTATTAGGTAACTTAAATTTCTTTTTTACTTCTTCTTCCATCTCTCCGTTATTTATTTATTGTATTAAAACCAGTCCACGCTTCAACATGGACTGGCTTTTAATTTACTTTACTAGTCGTTATAGATAAAGTGTGCTGTCTTGCTTGGATCAGTCACCATAACTCCACCACAGTAGAATTTGTGCTCTTCCCAACCATCTTTAGCAGTTCCAATTGCAGAAAGTGCATTGTCAGGAGAGAAAGGGTTTCTTAATCCTGGAATGTACTTATGAACTACGTCAGTACCTTTTTTCTTAACTTTTCTAATATTAGGTGCTCCATTAGTAGTACCTATATCATAGATATCATATCTGTATGATTCAGTAACACCTCCATCTGGATGCTTTCTTTTGTTACGAGCTCTATCATCATACATAGAATCAATAGAAAGGTTGAACTTAACCATGTTAGGTCCAGTGTACTCAACGAATTGACCACCGTATCCTAAACCTTTGTTAGCATAAGACGCTTGAGCATCATAGATACGCTTAGTTTCACGTGTTGGTGTGAATAACTGAGAGTGATCTTCTAAAGCTTCGTGGAACTGTACAGCTCCTCTTTCACCACAAGATGCTAAGAAACTTCTTTCATCCATTCCTAATTTACCTTCAGATAAATCTAATAATCTACCAGATAAAGACTTGATGTTAAAGTTAGTGTAAAAGCTTGTATTAGAAGCTTCACATTGCTCTCTTAAACCTGATCCCATCTCGATAGCATATCCAGACTTTCCTTTTTGGATGTAGTCACCATTAGCAGTCTTATTAGACGTACCAAAGTGTAACAATCTATTAATGTCACTTCTGAACTCCATGTCAAACATGAAAGACTCATACTGTTGCCATAATAAGAATTTTTCTCCTTTAGGTCCTAAGATGTATGTTCCCATCTTTTTGTCATTCATATTACCAGGAGTAGACTTCTCAATTCTAATTTGAGAGAATGCATTTCTCATAGAGATATGTGACTTGAACTTGATCTTACGACCTTGTTCAGATAATGTTCTTCCAACTGGAGCAAATTCTCTAGAGAATAATTGACCTCCTGAAATTTCATCGTAAGGAACAAACTCAGTAGAAGCTTTAGACATTAACTCACAAGTATAAACAGTGTTCATACCTTCAGCTCTTTGTGCTAAAATTCTAATTGGGTATAATTCATTTTTCTCACCAACGATTACTTCTGTTTCAGAGAACCAATCTTTAGGGAATACTAAATCAAATTGAGTGTTACCTTCACCTGCTCTAGAAGCACCTGTTACTGCAACACCATCAATTCTAGCTTCAACTAGTGGTAAGTTATCAATAACTTGTGAATCTAACTCCCAAGTGTAGTCAGTATCATCTTCAAATTCTTTTGTGTCGAATCTATTAAGAATTGAATCTATATCATTACCAAAATGTTTTTGTTGAATCTTAGTAACAATATCATTTGCTTTTTGCAAATCCATTTTCCAAATAGCTCCTACGTGATTTTCATTTGTCAACCCCTTCCAAGAAGTTGCATCTGTCATTTGTAAAGGACTTATTTTTGCCATTTTTATTTATTGTTTATTGAGTTTATAAAATTTTTATATTTTTAGGTTGTCTATTGCTGCTGCAAGTCCACCTCCTGCTTGTTTGGACACTGACTTAGAAGTTCCACCACCTGATTGAGTACCCTGTAGTTTCTTGTCTAATTCCTTGACACTGTTTGTTTTCAATTTACCCTTTAGAGTTGTAAAGTCTTTAAATCCATTTGTTATATTAAATAGGTAAGACTCTATCATTTCCATTTCTTCAGGGTTCTCATGTCTAGCTGCGTTAATAGCATTTAGAGCATTCCCTTGTTCATCATGTCCTACAACCTTTGTCATAGTTTGATAAACCTTTTCTCTTGTTGAAGAGTTAGCTTTAAATCCAGGAATAAATTCCTCTCTCTCTAAAACTGTAGTTTTAATACTAGCTAACTTCTCGGCATCTTTAACCTTCTTGTCAGCAGCGTCTTGCTTAAGTTTAGCTGTCTCATCTGATATTCTTTTAGACTCAATAGTTTTTAAACTGTTATAAGCCTCTTGAGCTTCTTCAACATCTTCACCAGCTTCTACAATTCTATTAGCTGACTTAGTAGCTTTAGCTTCACTTAAACCTTCAGCAATTAAACTTTGAGTAATTAAGGTTCTTCTTAAATTCTCATTATTTTCAATTGCCTCTGGAGTAATATTGTTTAAAGCATTAATGTTATTAAAATTTTGTTTAACAACTTCTTCTGGTATACCAGCTCTTAATGCTTCAACATATTGTTTCTGATCATCATTCAGGTCTGCAAACTCATTACTCTTGATTTTCTTTCTTGCTGCGTCTAAAATCTGTTGACTACTCGTAATCTCTGTACCTTCTTCAAGGTCAATGACACCCTCAGCATGGAGAGTAGAAGCGATTAATTGCAACGGAGAAGAAGAATTATCTGCTGAGGAGTCGTCATCAACTGAATTGTTATTTCCTGTATTCTCTAAATCTTTTTCAAATTCTGAAGTATCAACACCTGTATTATCTACATTATCGTTAGTACCTCCATCAGGGTTTCCCCCTTCATCACCATCTGGCTCGTTAGCTGGTGGCTCATTTCCTGAATTATCATTATCTCCTTCTGGAGGATTGATAAATTCATTTACATCTACTCCTTCGTCTGAATCAAGATTTGCATCTATATTGTCAAACAAGTCTTCTCCTTTACTCATACTTTTACAATTTTACGTAATTATTATTGATAAATCCAACTTTTGCTATAGCTATCTTCAGTATTTATAAGATAGCCTATAGCTAAAATCTAATTTGTTTTATTTTTACCTTTATTTTTTATATTCTCTAATTCTTTCTTAGCTACTCTTTCTTTCT